AAATAAAAACGACGTCATTGCAGCCCTGGCGGAAGAAGGCGTAACCTGGGCAGTATACGAAAAAACAACTAAGGATATAGAAGATTCAACAGAAGATATTTCCCAAGAAGTATTGCCTAAGTTTGATCCAAACAAGGAACAGCCAGAAAACACTGTTCTAGTCAAAATGACAAGAGCTAACTTTAGATATGATATTATGGGATTTACATTTACAAAGGACCACCCATTCGTAGCAATGGATAAAGAAAAAGCACAAGAAATTTTTGACAAGGAGGAAGGTTTTAGATTAGCTAACCCAAAGGAAGTACAAGAGTTTTATAGCTAACATAAGCCTTTAAGATGGCAGAGATATTAATCAGAAGTCAATCACCAGTAACACATCAAGTATTCTGGAACGGTGACATTGCTACACCAAGCACAATGCCTATAGTAAAACTATATGACATAACTGATGATCCAGCAATTAGCCCATCTATTCCACCAACTCAACTACTAGAAACTTTAAACTCAGTGCTTGACGAAAACAATCCAGGCACATACACTGTTTATATTCCATACGAATATACAGACAGAAATAAAACCTTAAGACTTCAATGGGAATACTCAATTGATGGAACAAATGTTGTAAGGTTTGACGAAGTCTTTGTGGTAACACCATACGTGGATTTTAATCACGTTCAAGATTTAGGATTTAGTACAGACTCTTCTGATCCAAATTATAGATCATATAAAGATTTACTTCGTGCAGAAAAGTATGCAAGAAAGCAAATTGAACAATATACTGGACAAACTTTCTTTTTATACGATGATGTATTTTCTATAAATGGATATGATTCAGACACTCTACCATTGCCAGCAAAGATACACGAACTTCATGAGCTATATGCTAACGACATTTTACTTTTAGATAATTTAAATGAAATTAATAACTGGAATTATGATGTTCAAATTTCTGATACAGGATATGGAATTAGAGTAAATCGTGCAACCCTATTAGACAATACAGTATATACTGCTAATGGAATGGTTCCACCAACAATACACGATTCTTCTGGCGTTTTCCATGACGATGTAACATATAAAGTTCAGGGAAGATTTGGCTGGGAAAAAGTTCCAGATGATGTGGAACTAGCAGCAATAGAGTTAATGAAAGACTACTTCTCTAAAGATACATCATGGAGAAATAAATATATAAAGAATATTTCAACATTCGATTGGGATTTTGAGTATACATCAGAAGCATATGCTGGAACTGGCAATGCTTACGCAGACAGACTTTTAGCAGACTATGTGATGGTGAGCAAGGTACAGGTAATCTAATGTACGACCTTATAGACTCAGTGCTGTCTATGAAAATGGACGTATATCGTCAATCAGAAATACAGGATCCAGATACTGGAGCTATTGTAAAACAATGGAATTATTCTAGTACAGTTGATTGTCACGCAAAGGGAATTATTAGCAACTCAGCTACCACTAGATCTAGCGATAAACAAATAATGTCAAATAAGTATACCAATGATCAGGTAATACAACTAAGAACATTAGACAGAGTTTTATTTAGAGACAAGATAACAAATATAAGAAATAAAGACGGCGTAGTTATCTGGTCTGAAATTAATTTTCCTACAGAAACTCCTACAGTATTTGAAGTAATGGGATCAACCCCAATCACAGATCCATTTGGAGAAGTAATAGCCTGGAACACAACATTGAAGAGATCGGAGAACCAGCAAATTGGACTCTAGCAGACTTCTTGTTCAAACAGCCAGCGGACTAGAAAGACTAATGTCTGGCGGATCTAAAGACTCTATGATTAAAGATAGCAATGTCGCACAAATATCTGCTGCAATTTATTATCAGGCAAATGTTATTGCTAAATTAACATCTAGCAAACAGTTTAAAGATAAATTTAAAGCTACTATATTTTCTCAAATATTAAAGGATTTTGGAAACTACGTAGATAGTCAAGCCAGAATGAAACCAAAATCTTTACACCATATGTATGAATGGAAAAAAACTGGTGACCCAGAGGCGAGACTATTTAATCTAAGATTGATAGATGGAGAAGGAATTTCATTTAAGATTGCATATGAATATAAACTATCTCAGTCATTTGTTCCAGCTCCAGAAGGAAGAAGAAAACACGTATTTGCTAATAAAGCTTCTGTGATGGAGTCTGGAATGCCTCTTAAAATTGCTCCACGCCATTCTGAGAGGCTAGTATTTGATTCTAATGGTGAAACAGTCTTTATGCCTAAAGGAGCTTCTGTGGTCGTTCAGAGGCCTGGAGGGGCTAGCGTAAAAAATCAATTTACATTAAGGCATAGCATATTCTTTAAGAGCCAATTAGTTAATCAGTCTATTAAAGCTTCTGGGTTTCAAAAAATATTTAATTCTGCTTTAACTAAAGCAATGAGATTACCAGCACCTATTAAAAAAGTTCAATATTCATTTTCACCAAATACCATTAGGTCTATGGCGGATTCAGCAGTAACTCAGTCCTTTGGAGGGGCAATGGTATGACAGTTAACTATAAATTAGACGCAATGTTGGAGCTAAGAAAATTCTTATGGAGCAAATTAGTCGAAACAAACATATTTGATGATGAAGATTACTATAGCGACAATTTAGGGGAATCTATTGTTCCTATTCTTCCAGTTCAACAGGCCCCAGAAATGAATCAATTTTTAAGCGGTAAAAAGCATATCGTTTATGATAAAATTGGAAGCTCGTACGAGGACAACTGGATGGTTTGCTGCGAGCAGATACTATTTACAATTTACTCAACAGACTTTTCTGAAATTAATGAAATTAGAAATTTTATGACGGATCAGTTTAGAAGAATGGACGAATCTGCCAGAGACGTAAATAGATGGTCTGGCCTATCAGACAAATTTAAATTTTATAGCATATTTATTGCTGACGTATCTCCTACAGAGCCATCAGAAGATCTTCAAGGATTCTTCTCTGCAGACGTCATTTTAGAGATAAAATATTCACGAATGGTCGATTCAGTAGGTCGTTTTATATAATTTGCCTTATAGCCAGTTATGGCCTAAAATTGGACTAAGAGGAAAGAGCCTAGCCAGCCGATTTAATTTTTTAAAACCCACAGGAGGTGGAAACAAACATGGCAATTCAGAATACAGGTAATGCCCGCAATATCCTTGTAGGAGCATCACCACTATTTTTAACAATTGAGGATTCAACTATTGATGGATACATTGAAGACATGGAGGCAGGTTCTGCTAACGCAGGAACCGCTTCACGTAATACAAAAGTACCAGCATTTATTTCATCAGAGTCTTATACAAAAACTCTAAATGACATTGATGTAACACCTGGAGTAAATGGAGCAGCTTATCGTAACGTAGGTTACACAAATAACGGTCTTCAAATTACTTACAATCCAACATACGAATCAGTAACAGTAGATCAGTTGTTAGATACAGCAAAACTTTTCAAGTCTGCGATGGAAGTTATGATCGCAACAGAAATGTCCGAAGGAACACTAGAAAACGTTCTAGTTGTATTTGGACAAAAGGGTGAGACACTAAATGCAGGAGTTCTTGGATTAGAAGCAGGTGCACTTGGTTCAGCCCCTACAGAGCGTCAGTTAATTGCAGTTGGACAGGCTCCAACTACAGCAACTAACTCAAACACAGAGCGTGTATATTATGCACGTCGTGTTCTATCTGTACAACAGTCACAGTTCTCTCTGTCACGCAGCACACCAACAACATTTCCAGTAACCTTCCGTCTTTTGCCTTCAGGTAGCTCAAGCTACGTTGGCTCAGAATACGGTAAGATTATTGACCGTGTAATCGCATAATAATTTAATTAAATTATTAACAGAAGCCCCCAGAAATGGGGGCTTTCTGCTTGTATTATTAAATCAAGTTTAGTATAATGATTAAGACTATCCAAGGAGGATAAATTGGCTACAACAGTATACGACGTAGAAGAGATCACCTTACAAAATGGTGATAAGGTTAAATTAAAGCCCTTAACAATTAAGGCGCTCAGAAAATTTATGGCAGCAATTGCTAAAACAGCAGAATCTAAAACAGAAGATGAAACACTGACTATTTTATTAGAGGCATGTGCGGTTGCAATTGAGTCCCAGTTACCAGAACTAGCAGCAGACATGGAAAAGCTTGAGAGCGCATTAGATATGCCAACTATCAACAGAATTCTAGAAGTTTGTGGCGGAATCAAACTTGACGACCCAAACCTGGGAGCGGCAGCAGTTCTTCCTGGTCAGAACTCGATTTAGCCGCTTTATTGGGGGAAGTTTTTCTTTTAGGTAATTGGAAAAATTACGACGAACTAGAAGATAATCTTTCAATGCCAGAACTTATACAAACTTTTAAGTCAATGCAAAAAACTGAAGAAGAGAAAAGAAAATTCTTAGCATCTCTTCAGGGCATTAACTTAAATGAAGAAATAAAAGAAGAAGGTCCTACCTTCGAAGATATCAAGAAGAGGGCTCTTGGAATAAATGCATCAGCAGACGATGTTGTTTCATTACAAGGTTCTTATGCAGCAGAAGCTGGATTCGGTATTGGAGCGGGACTAGGATACTCTAAGGAGTAATATAGCTAAATGGCTGATGAACAAATAGTCACGAATATAGTCGCAACTTCGGACTTTTCAAATCTTATTACAGATCTTAATAAGGTTTCTTCAGCATTAACTAAATTA